AGATGTAGATAATGCAATTCGGGAGTATGAACGCTTGACAAGGGACTCAGAACCACCTAGAGTACCTTTGCCCAGGTTGATAGAGAAAGATCTAGATACTTCTAAGTGCTATACAAAAGAATGTAAAAGCCTTGGTGGAGAAATAAGGATTTGTGCTCCTTGGAAAGAAGATTGTGTTTAAAGTGTATAAATAACACATCCTTATTTTTATTAGAGGTTATTATGACTACAACACAACAACTACTTGATGCTATTGAAGCTTGGAAAGTAGAAGACGAAAAGTTTAATAATGGAAATTCTTCTGCAGGTACTCGTGCTCGTAAGGCACTTCAAGAGATTGCTAAACTAGTAAAAGCACGTAGAGTAGAAATCACTGAAGAGAAGACCGCTCGTAAGGAAGCAAAAGCAACTGCTTGACTCTTTAGTATAGGTATTCTATAATACTTGTATGAGCAACAGGGGTCCAAACCTTGTGTAAGTCTCCCCCCTCTCATGCCTCTCAACGATGCACAAACAGGGAGGTCTCTTGGGCTCATAGTTAAGCGGATATAACCACCGCCTTCTAAGCGGTTGTCCCAGGTTCGATTCCTGGTGAGCCTGTTGACTTTTTTGTTAAAAAGTCTTATAAATAAAAATACTTAGGTCGAAAACAATGTCTTACCCCATGATTAACAAACAGATTAGTACTCTTGATTGCCGCTATTGGCATATTGAGGGTAATCCCCTGTTTGCTAAAATGGAAAGACATATGTAAGATGTAATCCATAAAAGCAAAAGACAGGGGAGAGAAACCAAAAGTTTCCTCCCTTTTTTTATGCTTTGTGCCACTTGTTCAACTGGTCGTATCATTTGCCATTGGGGTCCAAACCCTGGTATATTACTTGAGTCGGTGGGGGAACGAGACCCCAAGTGCCTAGGACCACTTCTGGAACTGGCACAAACCACTTGCCCCGCAACGGGTTCCGTGGTATTCTTAAGGGGTGGTTGAGAGAGACCACCAGCACATCGACAACTGAATATTTTCCACATTATATGGGTCTGTAACTCAGTTGGTAGAGTAGCGGGCTTTTAACCTGTAAGTCGTCGGTTCGAGCCCGACCAGACCCATCGTGGGAGGATGCCCGAGTGGTTAATGGGAACGGTCTGTAAAACCGTCGGCTCTGCCTTCACAGGTTCAAATCCTGTTCCTCCCACCTTGACGGTGTAGCTTAGTGGTTTAAAGCGCCTGCCTGTCACGCAGGAGATCGGGGGTTCAAATCCCCTCATCGTCGTTGGAGTTTATCTCCATAATATGGTCCTATCGTCTAGTGGTGAGGACATCACTCTTTCACAGTGAAGACACGGGTTCAAATCCCGTTAGGACTACCACGGAATGTAGCGCAGTTTGGTAGCGCATCTGTTTTGGGAACAGAGGGTCGCAGGTTCGAATCCTGTCATTCCGACCAGGAAACATAGCTTAGTTGGTAAAGCATTCGACTGATAATCGAAAGAGCACTGGTTCGAGTCCAGTTGTTTCCATTGTTACCTTAAGGTAACATTAAGGAAGTGTGGCAGAGAGGCTTATCGCAGAATCCTGCTAAGATTCCGTGTCTAGTAATAGGCACCGTTGGTTCAAATCCAACCACTTCCGCCTTGGCAGTGTAGTTCAGTGGTAGAACAAGAGATTCATACCCTCTATGTCGGTAGTTCAATTCTACCCACTGCCTTGTGTACGTAGCATAATGGTTAATGCTCCAGTTTGTGGAACTGGTTTATGTCGGTTCAAATCCGATCGTACACCCCGCCCGATAAGCATTGTGGTGATGCAGCAGTTTAGTAAACTGCAGAGAACAGTTCAATTCTGTTATTGGGCTCTCAACTATCTGGAACTTCCAGATAGTTCATACAATCCAGAATCGACTAACTGGCAGGTCAGCACCCTTTGAAGGTGTACGTCTAGGTTCGAATCCTAGTTCTGGAATTGCTCCAATAGGAGCAACAATCTGTCCAACACTGGGGTTCGACTCCCCACATCTCCATTCTCGGGGATGAACTGGTATTCGACTGGGCAGAGGGTTTCGAGAATAAATCTCAACAACATCGTATCTTTCCGCAGAACTGCTGTTGCCGTTTGAGCAATATCACTTTGAGCGAACTGGGGAGTAATCCCCTTTCTTGTCCTTTTAGCTCAGTGGAACAGAGCAGTAGGCTACGAACCTATGTGTCGGGAGTTCGAATCTCTCAAAGGACGCTGCCAGTCTTCAAACTGGCACAAGGCACTTGACTTTCTTGGTCAGATGCCTTATGATGATTGAGTCAAGGGTTAAGGGACTGTCGCCTATTGGTTAAGGCCCACTGCTTATAACGGTGTGAACAGAGTTCAATTCTCTGCAGTCCTACCTTGCTCCTTTAGCAATCTGGTGAATGCAGCGAACTCATAATTCGCCTGAGGCGTGTTCGATCCACGCAAGGAGCACTTGGTAATCAAAGATTACCTTATGGGAGTATGGTGGAATCGGTAGACACATCAGACTTAAAATCTGCTGGGAGCAATCCCGTGGGAGTTCAAGTCTCCCTACTCCTACTTGCCGAAGTAATCCAACTGGTAAACGCGGTAGACTCAAAATCTACTTCTTCGGATTCTCAGTTCAAGTCTGAGGTGGGGTATTGGTTATAACCAATTTTATTGGGATGGTGTAATTGGTAGCCACGTTGCTCTTAGAAAGCAATGCCGAAAGGTATAAGGGTTCGAGTCCCTTCTCTCGCACTTGACAATCAAACTTAAATAGTTTATGATTGTCTCAACTGCGGAATTAGTTCAGTGGTAGAACGCCATCCTTCCAAGTTGGATGTCACCGGTTCGAATCCGGTATTCCGCTCTGAACCTTCGGGTTCTCAAATCACACACAAACACATTTCATAGGAGAATACTTATGACACCTTATCAACTTAGATTTGAAGTCTTTAAGCAAGCTTATGCGATGCTTTCGGACAATTATCACGTAGAGTTTGCAAAAGCAGAATGCCGCAATGGTGGTAAATTACCAGAAGGATTTGATTCAAAATATCCAACTCTTTCTGATGTTCTTGAGCACGCAGAAACGATTAATGATTTTGTAAGTTCTAAGTAATAGAACGTTGGGGTGTAGCTCAGCGGTAGTAGCGGGATGCTGTTAACATCTAGGTCGCAGGTTCGATCCCTGCCGCCCCAGTTGGAAGGTCTGGAAATGTCTGGATCTTCCTCTAAATCCTAAGTTTTCTTAGGTCGGGGACTTGATCACCCCCGCTCGTTGCGGAGAGTGTCTTCCGCGAGTAGTGGGCACTCACTACTCATCAAGGGCGATTAACTCAGCGGTAGAGTGGCTGCCTTACAAGCAGTAAGTCATTGGTTCGAATCCGATATTGCCCATAATAAATAAATTATATTGATGAGAATGAATAGGGTTTAAAATAATGTTGTCAATAAGATGCAAAGATTGTAATAAAGAATTAATAGGGCACCCATCAAAAACAGTAACGTGTGGTTGTCCCAATATGGCAACAATTCGTGGAGACAAGATTTCAGCACTTGACTTATCTCGTGTTGTAATGCTAAACTCTTATCATAATAAATCAAAATCTGGTGTTCTTACAAACGAAGATCTTGCTTTTCAAGAGGCAAGGCGTCAACGTAAAGTAAAACGTTTAGATTTTGAGATTCGTTGAGTTCTAATTTTTTATAAATAAATTAGAACCTTTTGCATTATTATGCCTTATAAAGATAAAGAAAAGCAAAAAGAAGCACAGCGTCTTTGGGCTCAAAAACAATCCGATGAATTTAAAAAACTTAAATACAAAAGAGAGTATAATAACAAAAAGTTGATGGTTGAAAAACTCAATCAGTTAAAACTTGAAAAGGGTTGTTGCGAAATTTGTGGAGATTATCATCCACCTTGTTGCTTTGATTTTCATCATATTGGTGTTGAAGATAAGAAAAAAGAAGTTTCCTACCTTGCTGGAAAGGGATATAAATGGGAAACAATATTGACAGAAGTTGAAAAATGTATTATGATATGTGCTCCATGTCATCGTAAAATACATGCTGGTTTATTAACTATACTTTAATTTTGGAAGGAGTCCGGTTGGTCGAGGACACCGCCTTGAAAGCGGCTGGGTTTAAAAGCTTCGCAGGTTCGATTCCTGTTCCTTCCGTTACAAATATAACAAAATTTTAGATTTTTTTAATCTATATTTTTATATCAACACAAACTTGACATAGTAGAAATACTTACTAGTATAATTAGTATTATTCAATCTTTAACCTTATGGATCAGCACACCTACGACAATTGGGTGAAGATCAAGGCAACCTTTGAGGAGTCTGGTAATACCGATAATATGTTCTATAAAAGAGCAGTTGAAATTGTTAAAACCAGAAGAGATCCTCTTGCGAAATTCCTTGGAGATGAAAAGTGATGGATTCTTATGATGAATTTGTGAGTCGTACAGAAGTGCAGGAGATGATCGATGCAGCAATACGACGACACAACCGTAATGCTTCTATCATTAGTATGTGCGTCGGTTGGGTGGTTCTTGCTTTATTTGCTGAGGGACTTTTAAGATTAGTAGGAGTTATTCCTCCATTATTTCCGTGGATGAAAATTACTTTAAACTAGAAAAATGGTTAAAATAATATTCAATGCGATGATAATTTTTGGTTCCATATTGATATTTCTTTTTTGGGGACTTAATCACGCATATAAATAAACAAAAATAAATCAATTGAAATATTATGGCAACAAGAAATATAACTTTGTCTCTAACTTCACCTAGTGAAGGATCTGTATGGGATGTGAGTTTTTCCGTTGATGATGCCACGCCAATAAGAAATATTGTTAATTTTGCAATCACTTGCCCCACAAATACTGGCGGTAATTTTTCAGTTCCAAGCACTGCAAATGCAGACCAAGTGGTTAATGGATATTCGAGTCATTCGAGCACTAATGGGGGGACTCCTGCCACTTCTGCTGAATCCGATGCTGATAGTTATGTAACTTGGAGATCTGTTTTGAGGAATGGTCAATTTCCTGTCTCTGGAAAAAGTTTGGATGTATGGGGATATAACCTATATAACGATATAATGTATAGTTCAAAAACTTGGGCACAAATAGGTAATGGTGCTACTTATGCTTTAAACCCAAGAAAATGGAGTTTGATTTATGATTATTCCGCACGTACTGCTTTTGTTTTGTCTAAAGGTGGAACTTTGACAGTTTCTGTTGTATGACGAAAATTGTAGAGTATCTCCTAACCAATCAATGGTCATTGTTTATCTTATGCTACCTCTTGACAATGGTTCCAATTGTTGGTATTATGGTTATACATTCAACCAATGATAAAAACATCGGGCATTAGCGCAGTTTGGTAGCGCGTTCCGTTTGGGGCGGAAAGGCCAGAGGTTCAAATCCTCTATGCCCGACTCATAAAATCTTACTTTATGAAAATGTATCCAGAACTTTCAGATCTCCAAAAATTTACAGTCGAAGAATTTCAATCGAATTTTGATACTCTGATGAATAGAGTAGAAAATGGCGAATCATTTATTATTGCTGATGGTGCAAAAAATGCAGTGATAGTTCCATATAACGAAACTATCAAGTATACAATAGAATCAACATTGGGTGATGAATTGATTCATATATACACTGACCACGAAGAAGGTTCTTGAACTGTCCACCTTGACTTCTCACATCCAATCCCTTATAATACTAAGGTCAACATTCAAAACAATGACTCTCACAGCAAAATTCAAGAAAGACGTTCAAACCCTTCGTGGTGCAGCAAATGGTGATTTCTACCTTGATGTAAAGAATCCAAAACTTTATAAAAAGGTTCGTCGTTACTACGAAAGTGAAGGTGTAGTTTTTTCTGGCGATCCACTTGACGACTATGAAATGCTTATGGAATATGTGTATCAAGATCTTGAATCTGTCGAAGTTGCATGAGTAAATAGTCTCGGGAAGACTTTAAAAGCGTACTGGTCGGGAGCAACCCCTTATGTCTAGATCTGATCTACTTCGTTGGATTGGAAATATTCTCCTCTTAATTGGTTATCAAACTATGTTATGGGGAGAATTTAAATATGGTTTAATGATGAAATGTATCGGGGGACTACTTACGGTACCTTTTGCTATTAAACTCAAACTTTGGGATGTTTTATTTTTGTGCGCATTCTTTGGATTTAGTGAAATATCAAAACTTATACAACTTTTCTTAGTTTCTCAAAACTAAGTGGTGGAGTCAAGATCTGACCCTTTCTGTCCTCGTCGGATTGGACATAAAATATG